GTTGAACCGACTTGGTAAATGATAAACTCTTGTCCGTTATGTTTCATGTCTTTGCATCGGACTTCGTAGAGCTGATGAATTGGGTGTGGCAGTTTAATGCAAGAATTAGATCTCGTGATATAAGTAGCGTCATCACTGCTCGCTCGTGGGGCAGCCCAACCATTTTTATAAGGATATACTTCCCAACTATCCTCGCTGACAATATTTTTCGCTTGACTGATTAAAGCCGAGGCGTGGTTATCCATTGTTGAACTAGATTTAATAGGAGAAACTTCATCAACAAATAATGGGTTGCCGACACAGGTTTCGCCGAGAACATCAAATGAAATTAAATTGTTTGCATATAACCTTGGAATACCACCAAATTGACGACCAATGTCTTGCAAAACTTCATAGAGTGTTTTTCCACCGCTCCAAGTTGCCTCATCGCATTGATCATCAGCGTGTCCTAGCAAGTTCCAAGAATAAGTGGGGTTGATTAAATTAGAGTTAATAATTCTTTGCGGAGTAATTGCACCTACGACTTTGTCAAGGGCTTTTCCAATAGTAATGACATCTTCATCAGCAGTATATTCGCTTGTGGCTGCGACAATCTCGCAATGATAAACAGCAATGATTCCGCCGATAATTGGGTTTAGTTCATCTATTAAATGATCATCTAGATCGAATCGAGCGTCGCTAATATCATCAACAAATAAATAAATGTCATAAATGCCTTCATCATCAAAGGAAAAATATTTTTGCGAAACAGGGTTATTATCATCATCAATAAATACAAAGAAAGATGTAACATTGTTTCTAATCTTGCTTGTCGCTTCTAATGTAGTCCATTCGGCGTCAGTCGTTTCTCGTCTACGAATATACCAGCGTTTAGTTGGATAGAAAAATTTGTTACCATAGGATGTCCAATTTAAAATTTTAAGTTCTTCAATTTGATTTTTCCATTCTGTCACTTTTGATAAGCTAACTTTAATGCTTGAAATATTCCAGTCTGGCAGTATGCAAGAATAACCTTTTGCGACCTTGTTTAAAAGTCCATTGCTATTAATTGAATTATAATAAGCCCCATCATTAAATCCAACGCCAATTTGCCAATAATAATAAGTTAATGTCGTCAGTGTTTCGTCAATATAGCGAGAAACAGTTTTCTCTTTAAATGATTGGATAATATCCACATCGGCTTCTTCAAATATTTTACCCGCCAAACTCAAAGGTTGAGTAATGGTTAAATCTGGTAGCAAAACTTGTTGAGTTCCTTTCGTTAAAGAAATAAGAGTTAAATCGTGTAAATATTTAAGGTTCTCTCCATATTGAATGGCGGACATAGCATCCTCTTCAATAAGCATTTCCCAACGCTTCTTTTCGCTTCCATCTTCATTATAGATAATTATTTTAATGCGTTGATATGCTTCGAATGGTGTGCTTATGTCTTGTGTATCCTCTAAATCAAGAGTTAGACTTCCGCACTCCAAAGTTTCGTCATGGGTAAAAGTTAAAGAAATAGGAAGTTGAATACCATAACTCGTTTCTCCGATAAATGCCTTGTAAATCTTTTCTTCATTTGCTATTACAAAATAAAGTCTATCGCTTTGAATAGATGGGATAACTAGTGGGTTAGTGGAAAAAATACGAGCGATAGCGATATTCTCTCCGTTAATAATTTTGCTAGATATATCAATTTGTTGTTCAGTATTTCCGTTGCTAGCAGTTTCTAATAAGTATCCGTTAACATCTAATTTGATTAAGCAGTCCGTATCATAATCGCCAAAAACGGAAATTGTGTTTCCGTCAATCGAATTGGTTAAGGTCGGTTTATTTAGTTGCGTCCAAGTAATAGTAATAGTATTAGATAATGTACTATTTAAAATAGTTGGAGATGTGGAAGAAGCGAGAACATTATAAGTGTGTGAACCTTTGACTATTTGTTCAATCGTTTTCGTTTCAGCATTAACACTACCAAGTTCTATTCCATCTTCATAGATTAAATAAAAATCAGCATTATCAATCGCAGTCCAACTTAATACATTATCTGTAGCAGTTAAAACTGGAGTGTCTAGCGTTCCATATCCTAATGTTTGCGAGGGTGAAGATGATAAATAAATAGTAAGTGTTCCGCTCGTAGATGTGGGTGTCCCTTGTGCTATCACATATCCAGTTCCAGTTGCTCCACTTATTGTATAGGATAAATCGGCTGAACTTTGCACTAAAACATTGTTTAAATAGAAATCATAAGAGGTTGCATTTGTAATGCTCGTCCAAGTAAATACACCACTTCCAAATGATAGAGTAGGGGTATTGAGTTGAGATACAACAAGAGAAATGGTTGAACTATAATCGCTGTCGGTGTAAATCGTGTAAGTTGTCCCACTGTTAGTTGAGGTTGTGGCCGCTATTGCTTTTACTTTAATCGTATGTGATCCAATTTCGGCATATCCGCTAAAATCATAAGTTAAATTAGAAGTTGAGGCATATAAAACATCATCGACATAAATCTCATAGAAATTAGCCCCTGTTTCACTCGAAATAGTTAGACTTGTCCCACTCCAAGCGATAGTAGGTGCTAATACTTGTTGAGTGGCAATGGTTAGATTAGTTGAATTATCGGAGAACCAATATCGAGGTTCTGGATCACCAAAATCAAATCCTTGACTTGTTCCATAAACATATATGCTTGTTTCGCCGCTTTGCATTAAAAAAGAGACTTCTAAGCTCGCATCAATAGTTATTTCACCTAAATTAGTATGAATAGTATAGGTTTTAGCATTGAATATAGCGTCCCAACTGATTAAAGCATTTCTTCCGCTTTTTGATACATTTAAAATTGGAGTTGCTAATGAACCATTGTAAGAGAAAGTAGAGGACCAGCCACTATCATTTTCGCCCGCAGTATAATAGTATCCTAGCGTTAGACCGCTCACGGTCAAACTATTATAAATTGTTCCGCCACTAATAACTCCATCATAAATTGCTTTTATTGAATAAACACCATCAAACGGATAAAGGGGAATCGTAATCGCTTGACCCGCCAAATTAGGTGATAAAATAAGGTAGTAATCTTCATAATCTCCTAGCGATGTGATTTTAACAACATACTTTGTTGGTAAATATCCAAGTTCATTTGCTCCACCACTTGTTATAGTTAATGCTATTCTGCGGTAAACTCGATAGCCATTTATTTGTGGAGTAGTTTCGCTTTGTGTGAATGTCGGGTTAGGAAGTGGACCATAAACAATAATGTTAAAAGTTTGTATCCCAGTAATAGCACCAATTCTTGAATAAGTAATGTTTAAGTTTATCTCACGAGTTCCAGTTGTTGAACTATCGCCACTCGTAAAATTGGGGATAATAGTGAGAGTGCCAAAAAGTGCGGGATAAGAGGTCGTCCCAGCCACGAAAGTAATCGTTGAGGTATTATTTAGTGAACCGCTATATTCCGTAATGGAGATTGTCAAATTATTTAAAGCGTCAGCGAGTGTTGCCCATTTTTTGAGAATAATAGATGAATGTGTTGAACTATATCCATCGGCGGTTGATAAATCAAAGCTATTTATTTTTAATACTTTTGTAATTGCCATACTACCAGTTTCTCCTTCCAGCACCAGCGGCTACCACTCCAAGTCTATTCGCTTTTCGGGTAATCTCTCGCTGTTCTTCCAATCTATCTCGCATATAATTTAAACCATTATTAATTATTTCAGTTGTTTTGCTAACTGCTGCGATGGCAATAGCAATACCAGCACCAACAGGTCCACCACTAGCTGCTCCCGCCGCAATACCGACAACAGCACTTGTTGTTTGCTTAACGACATTTGAAATATTGTTAATTCGGTTTTGCAATGCTTCATCTCCATATCTTGTTCCAACTGATGAAAGCCGACTTTCTACAATCGTGTTAACGCTCGATTTTGCAAAAGAAAAAATCGCTGCACCAGTAATACCTTTCGCAGTGTCATTTAGGGCTTTCTTCTCTTTCGTTTTAGCGGGTTCTTCGCTTTGTTTAGAAGTTGTTTGGTCTAACGCTTGTTTCGAAGTTGTTTCTTGCTCTAAACCGCTTACATTTATGTCAACTCTTAATTCGTCCATTGGTATCTCCTAGAAAAATGTTGGTTGAAGTAAAAACTCCATAATCACAGCCGAACCAAATGCATAAGACACTTTTCCTGTGGTTCGCACATAAGTTTCCACTTTGACTTCATCGCCAAGCGTTTTGGTTAATTGTAAATATTTCCCAAAGTATGTCCCACTTTCGATGTCGTTTCTAATTGCAGTATCTAAAATTGAAGCAGTCGCAATACAGCGAATAGTTAAACCGACTTGTCTAGTATTTCCCTGAAAGCGATGAGTGACTTCTGTTTTACTTCTTGATCGAGTTTCAATGACATCGCTATAAGTCATATCAATAAAATAAATCGAACCTGTAATATCTTCTTCGTTAGAATTTTGCACTATTCCGTCAACGTCAATTAAATTAGCCGACAAGGTGCAATTATTAGAAAGAATAACGCCCAAGAAAGCCACCATAACAGTATTTAAAGTCGTCTTGTAGCATTCCACAGTCGGCATTTCAATAATAAGATTAGATTTCTTTGCTTCAAAAGTGGATAATTCGTCCGTTTTAAAAATGCAAGAAGTGCTATCAATAGTTGCTATTTGACTTTTTAAATTATTGGTAAACTTTTCCCAAATCATCGTCATTTCTGAACGATAGATTTCAGGGCTAATCATTTCTAAACTAATTGATTGAGCATACATATCTACTTGAAGCGAACTATCTTGTGAACCGTTAGAATGACTGACAATACATTTTGCTACACAAATTGGGCGGACAAGGTTGTCGGGATTGTTAATAATTGCTCCGCTAATAGTTCCATCATCAACAAAAAAATCAACTTGAAAAAACTCTTTGGCGGGCAAACCATTACTCTCTAAATAATCTTGTTTAAAATCTTGATAATTGGCTTGGCAATATGAAACCGCCTCTTTCCAAAGACTTTTTAAATATTCAACAATACTACTAAATTTAATCGGGTTCATAAATTCTCCTATCCTATTGTAGCATTTTTATCAATGCTTTTTGCGAAGTTTACAATATCTCGCTTTAATCTATTGATGACTAACAAGTTCCAAAAGTTCGCTGTTTTTTTGGGTAAGCCCGTTTTTTCACTGCGCCAAGTTATATCATTGACATATTTAGCATAGAACACTTTTGAAGTATCAATAAATATAGAATAACCATTTTTTGTTCTTTCTAAATGGAAACCGCCACTGCCCGTTTGTCCTGAAAGTAAACCCGTTTTAAATGGTAGCGTTTTTCTAATTATTGCCACCTCTTTTGCGAGGAACGCTTGTAGTTCGAAGCGAAACTCATCGGCAGTCATTTATATTCTCCGTGAAATGGTTAAACGCTTTATGACAACGCTAGACTTGATGAATCTTCCGTTAACTGATTTATCGGGTAAACTATCAATCGCTTGTGTATCGTGGAGTATTCCGTCAATTTCAATCATTGAATTTTTATCGAAAAATAAGGTTGTCGGTGTCTCGATTATTTTCGTTTCTTTTTGCACTTCCAACCGAGAAATAGTATCATCTTCATTTACGGAAGTTGGAACTTCGACAACATAAGAAAAATTGAACTTCTCTTTTTCACCGCCAGCGTGGACGAGATAAGCGGTTCGATTAAATTGTCTTTTGCTTCTTGTATCCAACCAACTCATTTAATAATCAACTCCATAAGAATATTGTTGCCAAGTAATGTCTTGTCCGTATAGATTCTCTATGAGTATTTGCAAGCCCACCGAGCAAACGGGTGATCCGTTTCTCACTTCTTCACTAATGTCTCGATTATTGACTAGCATATCGCTTGCCTCTCGACAAAGTGCTTGATATATTCTTTGCCGATTATTTGGCTGGGCTAAAAGGCATTGTGAGGAGCGAAGATTATTTGACAAACTTAAAATTATTCCATAAACATTTTCGCTTACTCGGTTCAAGAAAAATTTGATAGTTAAAGTTTGGTCGACATCTTCGGTATCTAATTTACTTGATAAAGAATAACCCGAATATTTTTTAAACCCATTTTCCGTTAAGGTATAGCGGTGATTTTCGAGGTCATAGGTCATATTATCATCGTTTGTATAAAGCATATTTATTATCTCCTAATTAACATTATAAAACACATTTTATATTTTCGCATTAAAAAAAGTCCCCTCACGGAGAGAGGACTATAAATCTAGTTTTTATTAGGCGTGTTGATAGACAACCGCAGTGCCTGATTTGAGGACTTTCATACCGCAGTTATCTTCAATGCAAGCGTAAGAACCTGCAAATGTTTGGCTGTCAACAATTCGTCCGTCTGTGACATGGTTTAAGAAACCAAAGAAACGAGCGTCATAGATGACAAAGTCAGTTTTGGAGAGGTCAACGCCACCACTAACAGCAGTGCCGATAGCGGTATTGAGAGCGACAGCAGTATTAGCACTGCCATTGAGTTCTTGGTTTGGAATAACCGAGCAACCGAGATAACGACCGACTGAACCAGCTTTAATCATTTCTTCGTTGGTTTCGGGAGTGAATGGACCAGAGCCACTTGTTTGAGCGTCAACGATAGCGGCTTCCCATTCAGGAGAAGCGAGAATGATACTTGGTTTCGCTTTGGCTTTTTTAAGTTTGGTGATAACGCCAAGTGTGATACTTTTCACATTGGTTTTAGTTAACGCAGGAAGTGCGGCAAGATCGCTATCCCCCGTCCAAGTTTTGGCTTCGGCAAGAGTGGCGGCTGTTCCACCATTAACCAAGGCGGCAATAGCAGAACGATCACGACCTTCACGGACATCTTCGGCGGCTTCATTTAAAGAAGTTTGAGCGTAGTCATAAGAGACAGAGGCGGCGGCAATATTGCGGAGTTTCTTTTGCTTACGGAAAGCATTGCAGATATTGACGGTGACGAGTTCATCATCGACTTCGCTAGCGGTGTAATCTCCACCGACAGCACCAGAAGAGACTGTTTCCACATTAGGAGCGTGGAATGAAACGGAAATAGCACCAGCGGCTTCTCCATCATAATTGGAGTTGTAGGTGACACCCGGAATTAAGAATGTGTTGGAACGGAGAGTTTCAACGATTTTAGCACTATATCTCTCATCGAGAAAAGTGGCTGAATTGATTTGAATAGACATAAATTAACCTTTCATGCCCTTTATGGGCGATTTACCATTTTTGTTGGCTTTTTTTATCGCTTGGCGGGGTTGGGTTAGTGCTTTGTTTCGGTCCTAATGGAGTTGGCTGAATAGCGGTTTTCCATTGGGGGTTGTTTTCAAGAATACCTTTTGCCTTGTCGAAGAATGTTTCTTCTCCTTCTTTGGCGTGTGCTAGTATCCTTAAATCTTCTAAATGCTTTTCGCTGACACCTAATTTGGCTAACGCTTCATTTTCTTTTGAATTAGTCGCTTCCTTTTTAAGTTCCTCGAAAGAGGTTTTTAGACTAGCAATTTCCTTATCGTTTTGCGATTTGGCGTTGATAATGTTTTTACCCTCTTCAACGCTTGTCAAACCCAATGACTTTAAGATTTCGTTCTTCGCCTTACTTTGGGCGGACTGAATATCCTTGTCGGTATACTTCTTTTCGTCAACGGGAGACTCTGTGGGGGTTGGCTCTTTAACTTGGTTGCCATCACCATCTTGTTTCTCATCAGCGGGATTATCTTCGCTAAATTGTTGTAAATCTAACGGAAACCTTAATGAGTTTTCTTCTTTTAGCATATTATTGCTCCTTTCGAGTTTAAAGACTTGGTGGTCCTTACTTTATTAGTTTAATATGTTTTTATTTAACATACAATAATAAATTATTCGTTTTCCTCGTCTTTGGTTTGCTCCTCATCAGTTTTTTCTTCAACGGGTGGTATTGTTTCATCTTCTAAAACTTTCGCCGCTTCTTCGAGGGGCAAGTTGCTCGTAATAGCGATTAACATTATTTGTATCTCGTTATCGTCCTTATCGGGGTAAAGTTGTTTCAATGCAGTTTCTCTATCAATTAAATTAGCATCAAGTGCAGCTCGCAATGACACGACTTTTTGGTCGAAACTTGGGCTTTCGTATTCGGGGAAGTCAATAGAAACTTGACCTTTAAAATCAGTAATAAGGAGTTTTGATGGAGTTGCTTCTCCTTCACTTTTAATAGAAGTTGCCGTGGATAAAGCAATCGTTATTTTAACCATTTTTTCTAATGCATTCGACCATTGCTTCATCGATCTCGCTCTTGTTCTCATTGACGCTCTTTCACGAATGTTAAGGGCTAGACTAGATTGATTAGCCCCACCGTCATTAACGCCAACTGTGGCTGGACTTAAACCAACCGCTAATAAAGCGTGTAATCTCGTGTCATTAAACACCGCCGAAAGAGAAGAAATGTTATCCTGCAATAAAATAGTATCTCGCTCAATTTTATAAGGTGCATTGGTTGGGTTCGCCATTGGTATCTTGACAACATTTTCGCTAAAATCGTCAGGCATTAAAGTTATATCATCTTGGGTTCTCTTTTTCACCATTGACGCAGGAACATAATTTTTGATATGCCCTTTTCGCACGAGGTCAGTAATGGCTGAATAAATCTCATCTAGGGCGGCGAAATCATCATAGAGGTTTTTGTAATCACTCGTTCCGTCTAGGTTGTTGTCAAGCCAAACAAATAATGGATAACTACTTCCGTCTTGCTTGCTAATTTCCATATTTGATAAATTAGAAGTCTCATAAAGTTTAACAAGTTCAACCTCGATAGGCTTACTCTCGTTGCGATAATCGTATAAATGATAGGTAATACTTTTTTGTCCGTAAGTGGTTTCAAGAACATAACGAATTTTTTTGCTACCTTCGGTTTGCCAATATTCATCGTAAACAACCGCCTCTTCAACTCTTCCATATTTTCGGTTGCAATGGCATTGTTCTTTGGGATAAGACTTCCAAATAACCTTATCGCTAAAAGTTTCGTCGATAATTGGAACTAAACAGACTACCCCACTATATGATTTTTTGGTGGCGGCTTCTTTCAGCAAATTAAAAATCTCGTTTTCGTTAAAAACATCATCTACGATTTGTTGAGTTTTTTTGTCAACCTTCCCTCTTTGATTTAAAACATTAAACTTTGGTTCATCGTGAAAAACCAAGTCAACCATTGTTTGAGTAATAATTTGAGCGAGCGGAAAATGCTGAATGGGTATGTTCCCCACGACATCTCGCCAAAATAGGTGTTGATCGTAATAAACATTCTTTTTAGGGAAATTGGTTTTGTAAAAATAAATTAACTCGCTTGTGTCGCTATGATATTGCACCCAGTTTTCAAGTGCTCTAAACGCTTCATCAGGTTCAAGTTGGTTCAATACATCAGGCATTGAGTTTGCTTCGCTTTTTAACTTCAAGTCAATTAACTTATTCACAAAGTTTGTAATTAGTCCCATTTAAGCCAGTCTCCTTAACATCACTGATTTCCTTATTAGTTTGAGGCGTTCCACCTCTTTTAAGTCCGCTTCTTTTTTTGCTTTGAGAGCTTCTTTTTGTTGTTCCAATGCTTTTTTTCTATCTTCGGTAAAGGTAGCGAGGAGTAAGGTTGCTAAACTACTAATCTCGGCGACTGATAAGTTATCCTCTTTTCGCTCTTGGGTTTTTCCGCTGCGAATAATCTCTCTTACTTCACTAATTAGTTTATCATAAAAATGGCTCATTACAATAGTCAACCAATTCCACGCTCGGTTAGACGCACCACTCGAACCGACATATTGTGGGTAATAGTCTTGAACGGGTTTCCCATCTCTTGAACCGCCTAGAATAATTTGAGGGTCAAAGAACACTTCCACCACTGTATCGCTTTGGAATCGCATTGAATAACTGCGTTTCATTAAGCCCGTATCAACTGGTATGTATCTCTTGCTTTCAGTAAAAGCGTTATATAAAGCCGTTCGCATTTTTGGATAATCAATATTAACCCCAAACATTTCATTGAGGTCAACAAGAAAAAACACAAGACTTCCTTGATTTGGTTGATAAGTGCTTGCCATTGGTGCTGACCGTATTTGAGGTTCGAAACTCGTATTATATTGACTGCGATTGCTCAATGTGTTATCCATAGATTTATTTTATATCTTCGCTCATTAAAATATCAAGAAATCTCGTAAAACCGTATTCCACATTATCTATCATATCTAAATGACCGAAACCCTCCGTGTAAGTCTTTGCTCGCACGAATTGTCCCTTTTGCTCGATTTGTTTTGCGTCATATTCGGCGTTCTTAAAATCATTTATCGTTTCCACACAATCCTTATAAAATCGTAGTTTTCCCTTATGCAACATACCAACCCCGTATTTAACACGAGTTGCTATTTCGTGTTTATATGGAAATTTAACAATAAACGGATCTAACCCTTTTAATCGAAACGCATTCATAACTTGATAATAAAATTCCTCGTTAAAATCAATAATCACCTCGATAGGGGCGGTTCTCATCATCTTGATACTTTCTACCACAAAATCGGCTAAATCATTAGCATAATCTGCAAAATGTTTTTCCACTTTTTCACTATTGATGTGGTGATACTCTTTCAATACATCATAGGAATAAAAGCCCTTATCTTTGTGATACATAATTCCGCCCAATGTAATACCTGTTGCAGAAATGGTTTCGCCTTGGTCGCAACTTACAACATAACTATCGTAATCATTTGGATTAAATTCATCTATCACATTATATTCGTGTAAGCAATAAATCGCACCCGCTGGATTCATTCGTTCGCCAAGAATGTAGCCCTTGTATTGGACAGAGTTTTCATCATATCTATCTTTAATTTCTTCAATCTGTTTTTTTGTAATAACTGGATTATCAATAAGAGTAGTGTGGCAATAGTTCAAATCTAGTTTTGGATTATCAATAAAATCTTTATAAATAAAATGCTTGCTCATCGAGGGGTTCATATCGCAAATAATAAATGGGTCTTTTGAGATTATTGTTCTTCTTTCGACTTCGAGCAAAAAATCCTCTGTCATTAAGTTTGCTTCTACTATCATCGCACCGTCAATGGTAAGACCTCTAATCGCTTCATCGCATCGAGATTTAGAACCGCCCGTAAAAATAACCCAACGAACATAATCCTTCCCCTTAATTCTTACGGTAATTTTTAATGCATCCTGGTCTTTGTATTTTTTATATTCTGCTCTTGCCCATTTTAATCTATTGATACGATAATAAACACCAAATCCACTACACTCACCTATTAACGCTTTTGCCATACTTTCGCTCACAGCACAGCCAAGAAACAGGGCTTCGTTTGGGTTTTCACAAGCAAGTATATGATCAGTAAATATTTGACAATTTGCTACTGTCTTTCCGCTTCTAACTGCGCCCTCTACAATACTCCATTTATGTTTAAAAGAAGCAATCTCATATTGAAACCATCGATCATCAGTTAATATCTTTTTACCATTTAGTATCATTTTCTAAACCCTTTAAGGGTATCAACATAGTTTTCGCCATCATTACTCGAATTATTGTTATTAGATGGGTTTTTAAATTCGCTAGGAAATATACGCTCTAACAACCACGCACTCGCTTGCCAACTGCTTTTACTTGCTTCAAAAATGTTTTTAAGATTCACAATTCTACATTTAGCTCGTGCTTTTTTATAACGTTCGGCAAACTCGGTGTAATCCTTATTCCCCTCTCTTGCTTTTGCTAGATAATTATAAATTGTATCAGGGTTAATTGATGCATAATCACAAGATGCTTCTATTGTCATACCACATTCAACACATTTAATAAAATCGTCTATCTTTTCAGGCGCTGATAATAATAGACTTCTTTTACCCACTTTTCGCTTTTCATTTTTCTTATTAGCCATTTATAATATTTTCCCACCGAAATTATCTTTGATGTCTGCTCTTGTTTGTGCCTCATCTCTCATTTTGAGTAAGGTCTTGATGTCCTTCTCCTCTTTTGCTCTTTTCAAATCGTCTTGGGCTTTTAGAATAATAGTCATCGCTTCTTGGGATATTGTATCATTCACCGCCGAAAAGTTTTCTACGGGAGATTTATTGCTTGTAAAATAACTGATTAAAATTCTAATTCTATCAATATATGGTCGGTGCTGTTCTTCTTCTACCAACTTTGCTGTATACTTTGCCCCACGATAAAATTGCCACAATACAAACAAAACATCCATTACCGCATTAACGGTCGCACTTATCCAACCGATAACACCTTGGGCGATTAACGCTTCATTGATGTCTAACCCAATGATAGTAATTAGCATTGAAAACATCAACATCCATAAAATGCTTGTTATGGTTTTTTGACCTCTTGCAATAGCAGAATGGCTCGTTAATTTGAAACCTGAATATTTTTCTTTCCCGTTAATAGATAAATCGAAGATGGACGGGTCAATAGCACGAAATGAATGAACTCTTAAAGCGTCAATGTTCTTGTCAAGCCACTCATCAGTTTTCATCTCTTCATAGATGGCTCTTTTTTTGCAGTAAAGTGATTTGGCTTTCTTTTTAGCAAGTTTAGCCGAACTATCCAATTTTTCTTGTGGAACACTCCATAACATTTTTTCAGTATCTCGAAAGAACTTGCCGAGTGTATAAATCTTCTTGTTAATTTTGCTTATCCACGCTTTCTTCTTTTCTTGGATACTGAATTGTAGGGTAATATAATACTCAAAACTATTTTGTTCTTTGTAAGCAATTAACTTATCGTATCTAATAGCGTCCCTTTGTAGTAAAAGATTTTTTTCTTCGGCATTAACTTGAAAGACATTTATTCCAAGATTTAACGCACAAATTAAACAAACAACACGAGCAATAATGTGAGACCAATAACGAATGTTTAATAAACGCTCCAAGACGAATGACATTGACATAAAGTCAAACGCACCTAGAACTCCGCAAATGCCAATCAGCATTAAAATACTAGAAATATTAACTAATAATCTTTTCTTATGGTCGACCAACCACGAAGTGGCAGTTGATATAAAACTAATTGAGTTATCCATTTTTACCTCCATTGGTAGTGGTCTTGCTTACCAATTAACGATTTCTTACATCTAATTATAACATATAATTTTAATCTATCAATTATAAAAAAAGTCGCCCAAAGGGGACGAGCGACCATTTACATTATAACCTTTTTTCTTTTCTTGTCACGAATTTTATTGAATAACGCCTTAATTCCAATCGTGATGGCGATACAAATTGGAAGAAACGGACTTGCTGGGAGTAGCCACCATATCCAAATGGCGGAAGCAACGCTGAAACACCATTTGCTAAAATCAGTTCCCCATGTGATAAAGCCCATTAAATAAGGTATCCAAACCTCGCATGATACAACCGCCATGACGATAACGAAGATAACCATTGTTCGCCAATCTTTAAGGTTTTGAAATATCCACACAAAGGTGAAGGTTGCATAATACCAAACCCATTTCCAAAAGCGTTTCCACTTATTGGGTTCGCTTCTAATTTTATCCTTGCGAGCTTTTTTGGCTTGCTCGATTTTTTGATCGATGTCTTTTACTTTACTCATTTGTCTAATTTCTTTAACGCTCTTAATACTAGCACACCTACAAGACAATTCACAATAAGGCAACCGATGATGATTCCCGCTAAAATAATTTCAGTCATTTAGTAATTCCTCAAACTCTTTTAGTTTTCGTTCCTTGATTTTGTTCGTCTCGCCCTTAATGGAAAAGTCCAAGTATTTGTCAAACAAGACCTTAATTTCTCGCATGGCGTTTTTGCGACCTTGGGCTAACCCGTCATGGTATCCTTTGCTCGGCTTATTGTTTTCAAGCCCCTTTTTGCCTTCTCCTTGACCGCCAAGGGTTTTGTTGAGAAGTTGATGACCCATATTAGCATATTGTTTTATATAAACTTTTTCCATTTCGTCAAGCATATCTTCGCTCATAATATCTTTGGTAAGCCAATAACCCGTTTTATTGCTTTTACTATAAAATCCGTGTTTTCTAATGGATAAATCAATGTGCTGGTAGCCAAGTAAATGCTCGGCGATTCGGCTTTTTAAGTGCTTGGCTTGACCGACATAAGCATATCTAATTCCATCCTTATCAATTCGGCTAAAAATGTAAATACCGCTGTCGTTTGAGATAAAACCGAAAGTATCGGCTATCTGCTTTTCCGCTTTTTGCTTTCGTGCATAGATTTGTTTATAGTTCATATTATTCTCCTCCAAATAAACTCATTTGCACATGTTCGTATTCTTGATAATGTTTGATTCTTGCATTGGCAATTTCGTCTATGAGTTCATTGATATTCATTTCTTTATATGATTTGCTCATTTTTGTTTTTTTCATATTTTATTCTCCTTCTATCCAAGGTGTTTTGGCGATTCTAATCATTTCTTGTAAGTCAATGTCGTGGCTTTTAGAAAACCCGCAAGTTTCCATCACTTTATCAAACGCTTTTGTGAAATAGGCACTTGGGTTGGCTTTTGATTTAATGTTAGAACCGATAAACCAATCCTTAAATGTTTCAAAGTCAAAGTTAGGATCTTCCCTTGCTTTATCAATAATCAATGATGCTTTATTATCTAAACAAGAGAATAATATTTCATTCTTTTCGCACTCGTGCGTTAGATTTTTATCATTCAATGGGGATATATTATCTATCTCTTTCTCTATCTCTATATCTATCTCTTGGGGACATTGTCCCTCGTTGTCCCCCTTGCATCGTTCAATTCTCTTTCTTTGCGCTGCCCCAGTTTCAGTTCCAATCATTTTATTGACTTCTTCTAGGTAAAGAGTTCCGTCATCAAGAAACTTCATCATTCCAAGTTCGGTAAATATTTTTGTCGCACTTCTCACTATATCAATGTTGGTATCCGTGATCGTGGATAGCATTTGCTCGTTATAGGGAATTGTTGGGCTAAACCTTAAATATCCCTTGTGGCTCGTGCTTTCGCAAAGAAGTTTCAAATAGAACAAGATATAGTCTTTTCCGTTTGGCATTGCTTCTACGATTTTCACTCGGTGTGACTTAAAAAAGTCTTTATCAAGTTTTAACCAGTAATATCTTTTTGTGTCGTTTATTGCCATTTTTTCTCCTTTTTAAATAAAACCCCCAAATCAAGTTCTGCCTACTATCATTGGGGGTTGTTCATACCCTAACTAATCTTTCCTTGTCGGCAGACGAGCAAGGATATGTGTCTTAATAATAATCTAATCGTTTTCGTTTTTCAAGTGGGTAAATTCATCTCGTGTCAAAGTCGGTATTTCGTTTTCCTCGCACTCTTGGATAACGGCGTCCACCACTCGGCTCATTTCTTTGGAATCGTATGAACTTGAACCGTAATAAACCACGAGAGTTGAGGTGTTTTCCACTTTTGATTTTCGCAAAAATTCCGTAAACCAACCAAGTCCTTTTTTGTTCCAACGAATGATGAAGTCATCTACCGCTTTGTCTTGTATGGCGATATATTCTCGCACGCCATAATCACGGATAAAAGTTTTATAGATATTTTCCGCCGTATCACCCAATTTTTCGGCGAGGTGGTTTATTAAGCACCACATATAAGCATTTTGAGTTAACGAGCGTTTAGCCCGCCACTCCTTAATCGTGAGAGAAAGTTCGTTAGATTTAATCGTTTCTAAATCTTTCAACACGCTTTTTTGTGTAGTAAAAGTGAGGTTAACTTTTCCGTCCAGCGTTAACGAGATTTCAGGTTTTTCGGTTTTTATTTCTAACATTGTTAATTTCCTCCTCGGTTAAGTAGTTTCGGTGGAAGATAGATAGCCAATCAAGAGTAGGATAATTTAATATAAACCGCTCTTGTGCGACTTTTCGCAGTTCTTCCATTTTTTTATAATCGCTGTGAACCCCGTGAGTTCCACGATGGCACTCCTTGCAAAGATAGACGACCAACCCATACTTGGTGGACTTATCTCGGTTAGAGTTTGACATGATGTGGTGGACTTCCAAATTGTGTGTTTTTCCGCAAAAATAGCATTTGTGTTCTGTGGAAATAATGGAGTTAATAATCATCATCAATA